AAAAGAGCAAAAAACAGCCCACAGGAATATCACTCACACAGGGGCTCAAAACCCCTAAAAACCCAAATATAAGGGTTCTTATATATATATATTTAATATTAGTTAGTAGTAGTAGTAGTAATAACGGACACTGCGGATTTGCTGGGCTTAAAAAAACTTTATGCCAATTGCCCATCAAAAACTGCCTATTACAAATCGATTTTACATACCGAGTAAACCGTAACATCAATCCCATCACGACAAACGCCTCAAGTAAACCGTAACATCAATCCTGTCCAACTCCACGACTGCTCACCGTCTCCATAGGTACAGGTATCGATTAGGATATACGTATATCCTATTGCTTGCTCACCGACTACTCCACGACTGCTCACCGTCCACAAGGGTACAGGTATCCAATAGGATAGACGTCTATACTATTAAATTTTAGGCAATAAAAAACCTCACCATATTGCTATGGTGAGGCTTGGATAGTATAGACGTCTATCCTATGCTATGAGCTTATTAAGCTCATCAATGATTGCCTTTATTTGGCTGGTGGTATACTTACCCGCCATGTTATCTGCAATCTTTTTTGCATCAAACACGCTAGCCGCGCGTGTTCCTTTTTTTGATTTTTCTTTAGTTTCTGCATTTTCACTTTCAATGGCTTTTTTATCACGGCTTGAGTTACCCGTCCCCCATTCACCAGTGGTTAGGGCTAATTTGAAGTTCTGAATGAATTGATTGATTGCATTACTATACGGGCTTTTACCGCTAGCGAGTGCGTCCTTGCTATACACAATTTTTCCCGCTGTACATTTATCGTCAAAAAGCCCTTTAATTTCAACATAACTCAATTCATTTGCTTTAGGTGCGGGTGGTTGACCTTTACCTTTACCGCCACCAGATATAGTTGTGAACCCCGCCGCTATATAGCGGGCTAAAAAGGGTTTCATTGCCATCGACAATGGTTCTAATGAATTGTGAGCAATGGTGTAATCCACCGCTAACCCTACGAACTGTTGCAAGTCTAAATGTAGTGCAATGGTATTGCTTTCATTGGTAGCAGTAGCAGTAGCATTAGCATTAGTAGCACCAGTCATTTTTCTAACATTATGTAATTTACGCATTTTAATCACCTTTAATATATGCGGGCAACATTGCCCTTCAGTTAAGCGGTAGTGCTTAACTGGATTACAGTATAACTTAACTCATCACATAATGTCAAGTATTAACAACCGTGTAATGATTAGGGTAGACGTCTATCCTTTGCCCTATATATAAGAGTAAAAACGGTGTTTTTGGGTGATTTTCAGTGTAATTTGACATGGTATTGATGGCAGACGATGCGGTGCTACCCGCCCCCCAAATTTAAAAGTAGGATTCCGCTATTTCATATACATACTAATACGCTCATTGCACCACCACTTTTACCAAATCACCTCAATCCACCCCTTAAAACACCTAATCCCACATAATAATCAAGGAAATACCCCCCGTCACTCACACAGAGCACCCATAAAAAATTTTTCACAAAAATTTCACAAAGTAAGGTATGCTAGGCGCTCATGTATGTTTATAACAAAGAAAGAATATGCAGATAGATGACGAAATAGATGATTTCGGGGAATTTGATGAGGACGAAACTTTTGAATTTTCCCCTGTATACGAACAGCTCGCCCAAGATGAGGTAGTTAAACGGCGGTTTTCTGCTAAAGAAGCGTTTCAAAACCAAGAATTTTTAACGCAGCAGGGATTTCCAGAACCACCCCCTCCACCCGAGCCACAATTAACTTATGCGGAAAAAAATGAAGCACTAAATATATTTTTAGAACAGCCTGATGCCCCTGTTGCGCCTACCACACCTGGCGCTGCTAAAGCATTAGATAAACTCTTAAAGCGTTTTGACTACACACTGGCGAATTCTACAAACAAGATGCGTCAATATGTGCTTTTTAAGTTGTTTGAACTTGCAGAGAATGAAGACCCAAAACTTCAGATTAAGGCGGTTGAAATGCTAGGGAAAGTATCTGAGATTGGCCTTTTTACGACAAAAGTAGAGGTAGCTGCTGCAGATAGACCGACAGGTGACTTAGAGTCTGAGCTTAATGAGTTGATGTCAACGTACTCTGTAGGGGGTGAGCTTGGTGCTATAGATGTAACTTACGAGCAAATTTCAGATGAAGAGCTAAAAGGTGAACCTATTGAGGAAGAGTTTGAAGAGGTAGAGGATGAGTAAGTTAGCTCACATACCTCCATCAGATAAAGAGCGCCTAGCGGAGCTCGTGCGTGAGCTTACCCGCAGAAAAGAGAGGGAGAAAGCACAGACGGACTTTTTATCGTTTGTGCAGGCAATGTGGCCTGACTTTGTATATGGTCGTCATCATGCAAGGATAGCTTCAGAGTTTGAGCGTGTAGCCAACGGGCAGTGCAAGCGACTCATTATTAACTTAGGTCCTCGTCATACAAAGAGTGAGTTTGGTTCGTTTCTTTTGCCAGCATGGTTCCTTGGGCGGTTTCCCAATAAGAAAGTGATTCAGTGCTCGCATACAGCTGACCTTGCAGTAGGCTTTGGTCGTAAGGTGCGTAACTTAGTAGACTCTCCGGTATATCAAGAAGTGTTTCCCAATGTAGGCTTGCGGTCTGACTCGAAGGCGGCGGGTAGATGGAATACCAGTGCAGGTGGTGATTATTTTGCTATCGGGGTAGGGGGTGCAGTAACCGGTAAAGGTGCTGACCTGCTGATAATTGACGACCCGCACAGTGAACAAGAAGCGGCGATAGCGGCAAGTAACCCTGAGATTTACGATAAAGTGTACGAGTGGTACACGTCTGGGCCGCGTCAGCGTCTCCAGCCTGGCGGAGCCATAATCATAATTCAGACTCGCTGGTCCCTCCGGGATTTAACGGGGCAGGTGCTTGAAGCGGCGGCGCAGAGAGGCAATGAGAATTGGAGAGTGGTAGAGTTCCCTGCCATATTGCCCTCGGGTAAACCGCTGTGGCCTGAGTTCTGGAGTCTTGAGGAATTAGAAGCGACACGTGAAGCGATTGACGTGTCCAAGTGGCAGGCACAGTATCAGCAAGACCCGACCTCTGAAGAGGGTGCGATAATTAAAAGAGAGTGGTGGCAGAGATGGACCAAGGAAGACCCGCCTCCAACAGACTTTATATTGATGACTTGGGATACGGCGTTCGAGAAATCACAGCGGGCTGACTACAGTGCGTGTACTGTGTGGGGTGTGTTCTACCAAGACAATGAAGATGGTAAGATGCAGGCTAACATTATTATGCTAGATGCAAAGCGTGGGCGGTATGAGTTCCCTGAGCTTAAGCAAGTTGTACTAGATGACTATAACTATTGGCAGCCTGATAGTATAATCGTGGAAAAGAAAGCGTCTGGTGCGCCACTTATATATGAGCTACGTGCAATGGGTATTCCAGTGGGTGAATTCACGCCTACAAGAGGTAACGATAAGATATCTAGGCTTAATGCGGTTGCAGACTTATTTGCTTCTGGTAGAGTATGGGCACCGAACACACGATTTGCGGACGAGGTTATCGAAGAGGTGGCATCATTCCCCGCAGGGCAACACGATGACTATGTGGATACTGTATCAATGGCGATGGCGAGGTTTAGAAAAGGTGGGTTTATTTCAACTAATTTAGATGAGCCAGAACCAGAGCGAGAGTTTAAAGGGCGGTCATCACGGCGCAATGCATATTACTAACAACAGCAGAGAAACTAAATGTTTGATAAAAGCCTAAACCAAGCACCACTAGGACTTGAGTCCTTACTCGGCGGCGATGAGCCCGACATCGAGATTGAAATTGACGACCCAGAAAGTTTGCATATTGCAATGGGTGGAATGGAGATTGACTTTGATCCTAAAGAAGAAACGGACGAAGAGTTTGATGAGAATTTAGCTGAACTCCTAGATGATGGGGAGCTTTCGTCTATTGCAGCGGACTTACTGTCTGATTTTGATGATGACGTGGCTTCTCGTAAAGATTGGATTACGACTTATACAGATGGTTTAGAGTTGCTCGGCATGAAGATTGAAGAGCGTACTGAGCCTTGGGATGGCGCGTGTGGCGTGCATCACCCCCTACTTAGTGAAGCATTAGTTAAGTTCCAAGCTGAGACTATGATGGCGACATTCCCGTCTATGGGCCCTGTCAAAACAAAGATTATCGGTAAAGAGACTTCTAGTAAGAAGGAAGCGGCGGTACGTGTTCAAGATGACATGAATCACCAGCTTTTAGACGTGATGACTGAGTATAGACCTGAGCATGAGCGTATGCTTTGGGGTCTTGGGTTATCTGGTAATGCATTTAAGAAAGTTTACTTTGACCCAAAATTAAACCGCCAAACATCGCTATTTGTCCCTGCTGAAGACATGGTTGTACCTTACGGTGCATCTAACTTAGAAACAGCAGAGCGCGTGACTCACATCATGCGTAAAACTGAGAACGATATGCGTAGGCTTCAGGTAGCTGG